TCGATGGTGCGGGCGACCTCTGGCATGCCGAGGTTCGGCGCCTCGGCCAGATGCTTCACCAGCTCGGCCGGCACGCCCTGGGCGATGAGCTGCTGATAGTCGACCTGCGGGCGCGCGCCGACCACGTTCAACGCTTCTGGACGAGGCCCCGTGATGCCGCTCTGCGCATTGGCCTGCGCCGGAGCCACAGGCGCGAACGCCTTGGCGATCAGTGCCTGCTGCCTTTGCATCTCCACCGCCTTGCGCTGCGCCTCCTGCACCGCGGCTTGCCGCTGCTGGGCCTGCGCCTGCGTCTCGCCGATCTGCGCCTGCAGGTGCTGCATCTGCAACGCCTGAAGTGCCTCGCGCTGCTTGCGGTCCTCCTGCGCCTGCTGCATGGCCTGAGCCTGCTGCATGGCCTGCATCAGGCCGCCACCGAAGGAGGTGCGCACCGGCTTGGCCGAGCCAGCATCAAGCAGGCCCATGGCGAACACGCCGCCGGGAGTGTTGAGGGTGTCGAGCAGGTTCATGGTTCACCCCTTGAAGAACTGCAGGAGACCCGGGGCCCAGCCGCTGAGGTCGATGCCTCCGCCCTGCAGTGCCTTGCGCGGGTTGCTGCGGTCGTAGTTGTTGGCGCCACTGGCTGAGGCTCCCATGCCCTGCAGCAGCGCCCCTGCGCCGCCGTTGATGGCGTTGAGCAGGCCGCCGAGGTTGTTGTAGGCCGTCTGCTGCGCCTGGCTGAAGGGCTGCTGCTGGTACTGCGTGGCCAGTTGCTGGCCCTGACCGATCATCTGGTCGAGGAAGGGCTTGGCGGGCGCGTATGGGTCCTTGGTAGTCTTGCTGGCGCTGGTCTGATTGGCCGACTGCTCCTGATCGCGTGCGGAGGCCGCGCCGAGCGCTGCGCCGATCACGTTGCCCAGGCTGCCGGCTCCAGACAGGGCCTTGGCCAGCCCACTAGATGCGCCAGGGGCAGCGGCTGCCCCAACGGCCGGGGCGACGTTGAACGATGCCGCGGGGATCATCGACGATGAGGCCGGCGCGATCCCGCCGAGCGTGTCGGTCAGGCCGGTGATGGACGACTGCACCGGTGCAACAGCAGTAGCCGTAATGCCTGACGTGAGTGCGCCGCCCAGCGCGTTCAGGCCATAGGCCGCCGCTGCGAACTTCGCAACGTCAGCTAGTGGATTGGTGTAAGTGTCTTTGCGAGAATCTTGATACACGCCATCAAGTCCGAACGCATCGATCATGCGAGACGACTTCGCAGCGCCAACTGGCACTCTTGCCCAGCCAGTTTGGGCCCCTTCTGGACGACCAGATCCACCGGACTCAAGCGACGAGAATGACGATGAATCAGCATCAGGGAAGTAGATGAAGCCGTCGATTTCGAGCGGCTGACCGCCAGAAGATCGCAGTTTCTGAAGCGTCGCTGCATCAAGTTGTTGTGCGAATGCCATGTGCCGTTCCCCTTACTTTCCGCCGCCGAGCAACTGGCTGACCAGTTGCCACCCGCCGAGCGCCCCGAGCAGCGGGTTGCCCTGCAACGTCTGCGAGTTGGTGCCCGTGCTCGAGGTATCCACCGTCCCGCCGACACCGCCGAGGCTGCCGGCGCCCTGCGCGAACTGCTGCCAGTAGTTCAGCGGCGTGTTCTGGATCTGCGTGCCGGCCTGCGTCCCCAGGCCCTGCCAGCCGAGCAGTTGGCCCAGCAGGTTGATCTGGTCCTGGGTGCCCTGGCGCATGTTGGCGTTGTTGGCCTGCCAGGTCTGGAAGTCCATGTTCTGGTCGAACTGGTTCTGCTGCTGGCCCAGGTTGCGCTGCTGCGCGAGCATGCTGTTCGCCGCCGCCGCATTCGACAGGTTGTTCGTCTGGCGCTGGCCGGCCGAGAACTGACCCAGCGCGTTGCCCTGCTGTGCGTTGAACTGGCTCATGCCGCCAAGCTGGCCCGCGTTGAAGGTGCCCAGGCCCTGCATGAGGTTCGCGTTGCGGGTCAGGTCCTGCGACGCAATCCCGCTGTTGAACTGGTTCACGTTGTTGCCGAGATTGGCGTCGAACTGCGCCGCACCGAGCGCCTGCCCCAGGCCCTGCAGCCCCAGGCTCTGACCCTGGAGCGACCCGCTCAGGTTGCGCGACAGGTCCTGCGCGCTCAGGCCCGAGTTGGCGAGGTTGACCTGCTGCTGGCGGTTCAGCGCGTTCTCGGCAAGCTGCTGCTGCTGGGTGTAGTCCTGCATGCGCATGCCGGAGGCGATGCCGCCGAGCTGCTTGCCCAGGTCGTTGTAAGCGTTGTTCTGCTGCTCCTGGATGGCGGTGTTGCCGAAGCTGCCGGACGCGCGCATCGCGGAGTCGAGCGCGGGCCGAACGCTGGAACTCCATGCCTTCGCCGTCTCGTCCTGCGCCTGCTGGATCTGCTGCCCGAGGAACGGGTTTCCACCGCCAAACGCGTTCGGTCCGACCTGCGCCGCCTGCTGTGCCGATTGGCCGAGCCATGGGCTGACCTGCTGTGCGTACTGCGCCGCCTGCTGCGCATACGGCATCACGGAGGCCTGTCCGCTGATGCCTGGCGTCGTCTGCCCGATGTAGCCGTTCTGCGCGGTGTAGGCCTGACCAACCTGCTGCCGAACGGGACCGGCCCATTCGGATGCGGCGAAGCTGCCCGCCGGGGTCTGCTGCTCGTAGTAGCCCAGATTGGACTGGCCGGGCGCCTGGCCATAGCCATACTGGCCGGGCCAGGGAGACATCTGCTGCTGTGCCGGGAACTGGTACATGGTGGCCACCTCAGACGGTGAAGTAGTTTGTGCCATCGCTGATCAGCATTGCGCGAGGCGCTGCAGCGGTGAGCACGAGAGTCGCCCCGCCGTCGACCAGGCCGGTCGCTGGCGTCAGCGTGACGTTGTTGGCGGTGGCATCGGTCTTGCGCACCAGGATGGCCTTGCCCAGCGCCGCAGCAGGCGACAGCAGCGTGATCGCCCGCCCGCCTGTGGTCGCGTTGACCAGCAGGGCGGAGTCGCCGTCCTGCATGGTGTAGTTCGCACTCAGCACCTGGCCGGCAAACACGTAGCCGTCCGCTCGCTTGTTGTTGGCCTGGGCGATGAGGCGCAGCACCTCGAACAGGCGCGTGACCAGGCGCGAGACGGAGCCTTCAGTCGGCAGGCGCGGGTCGAGATCGAGCCTCATTCGCTGCCCCCGTCCTGCGCCGTGATGGTGATGCCGACCAGCTCGGCCGATCCGCTGCCGTCGAACTTGAACGCGTGCCACCTGGCGGCCCGCAGCACGTCGAACCGGCCGCTGTTGGCGCTCATGGCGATCGGGACGCCTGTCGTGGTCATCAGGCCCTCGTCCATCGTGTAGAGGCTGGTCATCCGGGCCTCTGGCGGACGCGTGACCCATCGCGGGTTGACGCGCGTCACCAGCTGCACCGCCTGGTCGTCGCCGAACAGGCCGGTCTTGAACATCCACTGGCCGGGCGTGCCGGCGAGCGTGTAGGGCTTGTGGTCCGTGCCGATCACCGCCGGCACCGGGCTGTTGGCGATCCAGAAGGGCGAGTCGTAGGGGATGGCTGGCAGATCGTCGTAGGTGCTGAACAGCGAGCCCAGGTTGTCGTAGGTGATGCCGTCCAGCACGATCTCGATGGGCAGTTCCACATCCCGATCCGCCGTGCCCCAGCGATTCGACCGGGGGTCGTACACGATGGCCGAGTCGAGCGCTCCACTGCTGGCCGTGGACGGGTAGAACCACCACACCAGGCCATTGGCCTTGTCGTACATGCCGGCGATCTTGTAGCGCAGCGACTTGTCCAGGCGGGAGAAGAACCACTGCCGCACCGGGGAGCCGATGCTCACCGGGCGCGAACCGTCGAACGAGTAGAAGTCGTCTTCGCCCGGGAACAAGTGCGCCGTTCCGATGTTCACCACCGCCTCGTGGCTCGCGCAGCCGATGTCGCCGGGGATCAGGTCGAACCGCCACACGCCGGACTGAGCCCCGACGTAGGTGCCCAGGAAGATGGACTTGTCCTTGTACGCGGCGACGTTGGGGCCCAGGCGCCGCAGCCCTCGCAGCGGCCCAGGGGCGTCCACCAGGCGGCCCGATGCGCACTGCGTGGACAGGCTGGGCGTCCAGGTGGTGACATCGTTGATGCCGCAGCACCACCAGCGGTCGGACTGGTCGCCGAAGCCTGTCGCCAGGCCCGTCCCTGCGTCGTTGCAGTCGGCGAGGATCACGAAGCCGGCCACGGTCTCGCAGAACGACGCCTTCGGCGCCACCAGGTCGGCGAACGATGCGCCGGTGGAGCGCTGCAACACACAGCTCTTGTTGGCGGCCACCGAGTCGTTGCCGAACTGCGCGAACCGCCAGCGGTTGCCGCCGACCGAGTAGCCGAGCCCGCGGCTGACGTTCGACCAAGCGCCCGCCACGCCTTCGGAGATCTGGCTCACGGTGCCCACGAAGAAGCGCACCGAGCCGTCCAGCCGGACCAGGAGCGCTGCCCCGAGCGCGGCATCCGCCAGCGCCGGGAACGATGTCGCCACGTTGGACGGTGCGGCCCGCATGCCCTTCACGGATGGCACGAACTGCGAGCAGTCCACCACCGTACCGGGCGTCGTGGCTTCGATGTCGGGCGTGAACCCGAGCAGCGGGACCATTGCCACGGCTCAGACCCCCGCCAGGTCGGCCGCGATGTTGCCGACCACGATCTGCAGGTCGGAGTCGGTGACCGCCGCGCCCTGGTTGTAGACCGCGCCGGTGGTCGCGACGCGAATCGTCGCCTCGACGATGGCTTGACTCGGCCCCTTGAGCTGCTCGCGCGCCCAGGCGACCAGCTTCGGGGCGGGCGCCGGGGTCTGCCGGATGATCTTCGAGGCCTCGCGCCAGAGCGCGACCTGCAGCCGGCGCTGGAAGGCCGTGTCGTCGATCAGCTTGCGGATGTCGTCGTATGGGATGGGCATGGTGTCACCTCGGCCGCATGCGCAGCCCAGAGCCGTTGCTGCGGGCCTTGCGGTCAGCGTCTCGCGCCGATTCCAGCTCTGCCCCGTACTTCGCTTCCCATGTCGCGATGCGCGCGTCCTGGCCGATGAACGGCGCGGCCTCTGCCAGCGACGCGAACAGGTACAGGCCCGGGTAGTTCGTGAGCAGCCAGTTCGTGGACGCGCTGTCGCTCAGCGCCGGGACTTCGGCGTAGTAGACGGCGCTGATGCTGTAGACCGAATCTGGCTTCGGGCCCAGCACCAGGTTCGCCCCCTCGACGGTGTAGTGCACCGGAGCGCCCGTGTCGGAGGCCTGATACCTGGTGCGGAATTGCACCGCAGGCAGGAAGTCCAGCACGCGGTCGGGGGCCACCAGGCGCAGGCTGTGGAACTGAAGCCAGCCAGACGGCAGCGCAACCGTCTCCGTGCCGGCCACCGTCGACAGCGCAGCGGAGGTCATCTGCTGGCGCAGGCGGAGTTGCCGCCGGAATCGTGCCTCAGCAAGCGCGATGAAGTCGACCGCTGACGCGGACAGGTCGTCGCGGTGCAGCCACCCGGTGACCGCGTTGCGGAGGTCGGTGTAGGTGGACAGGGACACGGCGAATCAGTCCTCGAGCGGGACGATGTTCAGGGTGCCAGCGGCGGCCACCTGAATCGCGGCGATGTGCGTCGCGCCGTGCACGTTCAGGATCTCGCGGCCCGCGGGGCCGGCGCCGACGTACAGGTCTCCCGCCGCAGCCGTGAGGCCAGCCAGCCCGGCCTTCACGTAGCAGTCGGCCGTCGCCAGGATGCGCACGAAGCGGGCCTTGTTGCCGCTCGCGTTGTTGGGGATCGCCACAGAGGCGCTGGCTGCGCCTGTTGCGAGGTTGGAGCCGGAGGCAAGCACCGCCAGCGCTTCGAGGGTTCGGGTTGCCATGGATCAGGCTCCTAGATGCGCCCCGGCCACACGCGGAAGTCCTTGTGCGCCGGGTCGTTGAGAAAGGCACGCTTGTGCTCGGGGTTGCGGATGAACTCGCGCAGCGTGATGCCGCGCATCTGGCAGTAGCCCTCAACCACCACGCGAGGCACGCTGGCGACGTACTTGATGTCCTTCGTGCCGTGCATGCCGACGTTGTGCATCTCCTTGATCGCGTCGATGGTGGGGCCGACGACCTGGTGGCGCACGATCACCGCTCCCTCGTCCCCGTGGTCGATGTAGCGCGTGGTCACATCGGACATTGCGTCCTCCAGAAAAGAGACCGGCCCGGGGAATCGCTGCCGCCGGGCCGGCCATCAAGGAACCTGCGGGTTACTGCAGGTCACGCAGGCAGGCATGGGCCCGCTCTTCGCGGCACTCCAGCGTGTACTCGGTCTCGACCATGTAGTTGCGCGCCGAGCCGATGCGGGCCAGCTCGGTGGTCTCCATGTCGCGCAGCACGGCCAGAGCCACCATGTCGGGGTCGACCAGGTAGCCCTCACGGGTACGGCTCATGACGCGGTTGGGGACCACCTCGATGGTGCCGAAGTCGTGCTCGTAGAAGTCGAAGGTCGACTCGAGCTTCTTGTCGGAGATCTGCACGAATCGCGTACCGCCACCGGTGAAGGCTGCGCCAGCGTTCTGCTTGATCGTCGGGTGCAGCATCAGCGTGGTCGGGTTGCCGCCGGACAGGTAGGCCAGGCGCACACCATCGCGCAGATGCGACTCGGCAAAGGTGCGCAGCGTGCCGTCGGTCGGGGCCGTGTTGCCGCCGATAGCCACCGGCGCGACGCCGCCGACGCCCAGGCTGTTGTTGGACTGCAGCCAGCCGCGCAGACCGCGGGCCTGGCGCGTGGCGCCGGTGGTGAGCGTCGGGTTCTCGATCAGGCTCAGCTCCATGTCCTTGCGCAGGGCCTTGCCCTTGAGCACGGTCTGGTAGCGGATTTCCGACTTGCGGCCGGCCTTGCGCACGCGCTCTTGCGTGTCGGACACGCTGAAGGTCTTGCGCGCGATCTGCGTCTGATTGCTCAGGCGCTGGGTGGGCGTGATGGCCGTGTAGGTGGCGTCCGCGCCTTCAGCCACCGAGTTGTTGGCCGGCGTGTCCAGCGTGTCGCGCTGCCACTCGTGCGTGACGCCGGTTGCCTCCACCTTGTCCATCATGCTGATGAGCGGGGTGTCGGTCGGCGCGATGTTGTAGATCACGTCGATCAAGTCTTCACGGTTGCCGATGGCCGCCGTGGTCAGGTATGCATTGGTGGGCATTTCAGTGCTCCATGGTGTTGACGGGTCAGCGCTCCGTTGCGGCCAGGAAGGCCCTCACGTCGCGCATGGTGCGGCCCGACTTCATGAACGCGCTCTTGGCCTTCATGTGCTTGCCGTCGGGGCCGCGCTGAGCCGAGCTGGCGCGTTGTTCGGGGGTCTTCAGGGGCGGTGCGCCCTTCAACTTCTCCCGCACGCGGCCTCGCTCGGCCTCCATGTCGGCCAATCGGCCGAGGTCTCGGAGCATCAGGTAGGAGCGATGATCAAACGCCCCGCTGAGGTCCTGGGCCGTCAACCCGTAGCGCTGTGCGACCTTGGCGATGCGGCCCTGGAAGGCTGCGAGCTTCGCGGGGTCGGCCAGTTCGGGCATGGCCTTCAGCAGTGCTGCGCGCTCACGTTCGACCGTTTGCGCGAAGGCCTGCTGCTGCTGGGCCTGCGCGATCTGCGAGGCCTGCTGCATGTGGCCCTGCAGTTGCTGCAGGACCTCCATTCGTTGTCTGTACTGCGCCTGGTGCGCGATGTACGCGCCAGGGTCGTTCTGCGCCAGCTCGAGCGCCGGCTCCTGCCCCAGCATGGCCTGCGCGATCTGGGCCAGCATCTGGCCCTGCTGCTGCAGCGCCTGGGCCTGCTGCGCGATGTGCTGCCGCGCCTCGGCCATCTGCTGCCGTTCGGCGTGGCCCTCGCGCAGGTAGGTCGAGACCTCGTCCGGCGTGGCCTCGATCTCGCGGTCGCCGAGGCTGATCTTCACCTTGGCCGGAGGCTTGGGCTCCTTCTTCTTCGGCTCGTCGTCCTCGGCGTCTTCGTCGGCCTCATCATCCTCGGCCTGGTCATCATCGCCCTCGTCGTCGATCTCGTCGTCCGCGCCTTCGCCGTCATCATCGCCCTCGTCGTCGGACGCCTCGTCGGCCTTCTTGGCCCGGCGCTTGGGCTTGTCCTCCCCCTCGTCGTCCTCTTCGTCCTGATCGACCTGGCGCCGGTCCTCGTCG